TCCATCTCCACCGCGCCGTAGGCGATGCGGGTGTTTTTGTAGGCCTGGATCACGTTGTAGATGTGGCCGCAGTTGACGCATAGAATGGCGCCGGCTTTGGGGGTGGAGGCGCAGCTGGGGCACGGCTCGGGCTGCTTTTCTGTGAGGGTATTGGCCTGCATGACCCAGCGGGGTAGTTCAGGGATGAGGCCTTCTTCCACTGCCAGGCGCGCCAGGTCGCGATGAGTATCGTTCACGTTCATGCGCTGGGAGTCGTTCTCGTACCAGGCGTTGGCCGATTGGAGGCGTTGCAGGATGGAGGTGTTGCGTTTTTTGCGGATGGCGGTGAGGGTCTCGTGGAAGTCGCGTTCGCGCACTTCTACGTAGAATTCTCCGCGGTCGCTGTAGGCAACTTCAGGAACGCGGATGGTGGCGCCCTTTTTGATGGTGGCGGGGTCGTGGTCGCCGACGTAACAGAGGACTCCGCCGAAGCCTCCATCCTGCTGTACGTATTCGCGGATGTATTCGGCTGCCAGCACCAGGGGGATGGCGGGGACTGGTTCCATCTGCATCATGTTCTGCGCGTCACAGCCGAGGTCTTTGTGTCCCCAGCGGGTTTCGCGGATTATGTGGATGGTGTAGGGCTTGCCGGGGGGACAGGGGGGGATTTCTTCGGGGAAAAAGACACCGCCATTGATTTTGAGCGGAAAGGGGTTGAGGTTGAGGATGGTGACAGGTTTGTCGGCCTCTGCTTGTTTGAGGAGGCGCTGAATTTCGGCGTAGCGCTTGACGGTCCAGCGCTGGCCTGGATCGCGGAACTTGCCGGGGTCTTTGCCCAACAGTGCTTCCGCATTGGCTCGCTGCATTTCTGGGGTGATGACGACTGTTGCCATGGGTAATGCTCCTTGTGAGTGAAAAGAAACTGCAGATCCCTCGGCTCCGCTCCCACGGCACGCCGGGGCAGGCGGGATGACAAAGGGGAGAGCGGGGTTTTCATTTGGGATCGGTTGCAGGGATCCCAGGTCTCAAAAGCGAGACCTGGGCACCCTTCGATTGTTGCCTCGGCAGTGAGCTGGGTCATCCGCGATAACAAAAGTCGAGGAGTGCCACGAGCTTCCCCTTTGTCATCCCGCCTGCCCCGGCGTGCCGTGGGAGTTGAGCCGAGGGATCTGTAGTTTCCCTCAACCTCTAGAGAATGCCGATGTGCTCATTGCCGTTGCCGGTGCGCCGGGCCAGGTCCTGCCGCCAGCGGCTTGCCGCCAGGCTGCTGCTGCGCAGCGGGGAGATGTGGTCACGCATCATGGCGTCGTACTCGGCCTTGCGTTTTTCCTCTGCCTGTTGCTCTTCGTATTGAAACCGTAGCAGGTACTCTTGTGCCCTGGACTCGGGGCTGCCTCGCCGCTCATTGACCCCGGCGCTGTACTTTGCAATCAAACCCTGTAGCGTATCCGTGGTAGGAACCTTAGGCCACGGACCAAACACCATCTCGTAGTCGCCGCATTCGGGATAGGGTCCCAACATAGGAGTAAACCCGTCGATCGCCTTGTAGGAGTACCACTCCGCCTGGATGCCATAACTCGAGGCCGGGAACCACTTTTCAAGAATCCAACCCTCCGCGTGGGGATACTTCCTCACCTCACGCATCTCCGTGACCACGCGAATGGGCTTGTTGTCATGGCGGGAGAAGTTGCAGCCCGGCGCGTGAGGATTCGGTTGAAAATTCAACCCACCCTTCTCCGCGGTCGAGAGCCCCTCGGCCCAATCCCGGTAGACGCCGGACTCTTTGACCAACCGGTCGCCGCCTACCAGCAATCTCCATTGCGGCTTACCAAAAGGATTCTTGCCGCCATAACTGGTGAGAAACCGCTGCGTGGTACTGGGCACGATATGGCTCATCGTTGGCCGCCGGGGTAAGTGAACGGAGCCGTCTTTCTGCCGTACCAATTGGCAGACATGGAAGCATCGGTGCTCTCCAGGTGATAACCCACCACCTCGGGAATCAACCCTCGTTTCGCGCGCGGCCACATCTTGGCAAACACCATGTCGCCGCGCCCTGCATCGGTGTGGGCTACCGGGTAATCTCCAACGCCGGAAACAGCCGGGCACCACATCTGGAAGAACCCGATGGGAATATAGCCGGCGCCGTCTTTGCTGGTGACGCGGGTGCCCAGGGGAAAGGCATTCAGGTGGACATAGGCATCGCATTCATGCTGCAGTACGGGCATCTCCAGGAACTGGTCCCACTGTGCATACCCTTTGACGCAGAACCGGTCGATGCCGTAAATCATGCTCGGGTCGAGGTTGGCATTCTGCAGCAGCAAGCGGGACTGGGGCGGCAGCCAGATGTCCGCGTCCAGATGGACCACCCAGGCATCGCGGTCGAGCCGGCCCAGGCCTTCATTGATGCCGGCACCTTTGCAGAATTGATTCCAGCGCGAATTCAGCGCGTCGGTCTTGATGCATTCCACATGGTTGAACTCGCAGATGCGCTGCGTATCGCGATCTTCCGCGGACGTAACCACCACGATGCGGTCGAACAAATGTTTATTGGCCGGCAGAGTGCAGCGTAAGAAGTCGGAGTAGCGGTCACACACCAGGACTGCTTCCATTTTGAAGTTTGTGTCGGGAAGGTTCACCGTGCCTCCAGGGCAAGGGGCGTGATAAGACATTGCTGGGCTCTCCATAGAAAAGCTATGGGCTGAGAGGGTTATCTCAGCCCATAACCCAAGGGTTAGTTGTAGACAGGAACCTTCAGGCCGGTCACCGAGGAGATAGCCTGCGGATTGTCCACGGCGTACTGCCGGGCATCCACGTAGTAGCATCCCTCGTTGGCCGTCGGATTACCCGAAGCCGGATCATAGATTTGGAACACCCACTGTCCGCTGCGGTTCTTGAACCAGAAGGGCGCCTTGCCCCATACCACCTTGAGCCACGAACCGAACTCCATGAAGTCGATGCGGGTCTGGTCGGCATGGATGTTGCGCACGACTTCGCGGCCGGCAATGGTGAACTGGCCCACGTTGGCAGTGAGTCCGTCGAACCCTGGCATTTTGCCGTTGGTCATCAGGATTTCCTGCTTGGCGAAGCCCATCTCCTCATACGCCTGGATCTGCGAGGGATGCGCATGCCATACCTGCGACTTTAGCGCGTCCGTGCCCAGGCTCTGTTCCACACGGCTGAGCGCCGCACGCAACATCGGCAATGACAACGGAGCACCACCGGCAGCCACGCCATTCGCGACCACGTAATTCTGGGTACGGTTAATGCCCAGGAACGTGCCCGTGGTGGCGGTGTTGTGGAAGTACGGTATGCCGTAGAGGAATACCGGAGTGGTTGCCGCCACACCCGCGACCATGATGAAGTCGCCGGCGGTTGTCCCGGCAGGCACTGCGTCCACGGTTATGGACTGCGCCGAGCCGAGCTTATTGTTGACGTTGTTGACGTAGCAGGTGCCACGCAACGTGTAGGTGTTACTCATCACCTGCACCTGCTGCCCCTGGGAGATGAGCCGGGCGCCCCACGGAGACGACGCGAGCACAATCGGGTTCGCACCGCCGCCCGCGTAACTCGGGTCCACCTGGCCGATTTTTCCGTCACCAGCCTGCTGCAGAAACTGGTCCCGGTTCTTCGCCATCTGTACGGCCACGTCTGCGAGCGTCTTGGTTACGGGATTCTCGGAGACTACCTTGGGGCCGCCCTCGCCGATGATGTCCACCAGGCGCGAATACTCCACCGGGATGACAGTCGCCAACGGAGTCAGCGTGCCCTGATCCCAGGCGCTGAAGTTGCCGGCCGGCAGAATGCCGCCGTCCAGATTGAACAGGGCGACGTTGCCGGGAAACGCGGTCTGGAAGCGCAGACGAAAGCTGCGCAGCGAAACTGGAGTAATTGACCCGCGCTCGGAGATGCGGGCGTCCAGCTTGGCCTCCTTTTCAATGAGCAGCTTGATGACCTCGTTCAAGGCCTCAAGCTGCAGCTGCTGGGTAGTGGATGCAGTGCCGATGATGTTTGACATGAGATGGAATCCTTATGTGCGGCTTAACTTCTTGAATCGCTCACCGAGATGTCATCAGCTGCAGAACGCGCGGGAGAATTTGTTCTCGCGCCACCTTGTCGAAGGGCCTACCCGGATTGGCGCGTTGCCACTCTGCCTGCGCGTGGTCGAAGGCTGCGCTTGAGGTCATGGTTGCGCTGCCACTGCCGGCTGGTCCGGTTGATCCCTTGGGCTCGGTCTTTCTGGTGCTGTCGATCTGGGCGTCTACCTTGGCGCGTTTGGCTGCGGAGGCGTTGGCGATTTGCACGCCTGCCTCGCGTAATTCTTCTCGCGCCACTTCGGGGAGATACTGCTGCACGGCCCGGTCAATGGCCGCGAGGCGCCGTTGGCGTGATGCATCGCCGATGGGGAGCCGCTGCAGAGAGTGCATTTGATCCTGCAGCGCCGGGTTCGCCTGTATCTTGCGAATCAGCTTGGCGCCGATGGCTTTGGGGAGAATGTTCTTCAAATAAGGACTGACCACGCCGCCCTGCTTTTCCACGTTGGCAATGATCCTGCCGATGCCGTCGTGGATACGCGTTTGGGCTTCCGTCTGCAGTCCGTTTTCGAAGGACCGTCTCTCTTCCACCTTTTCGCCGTGCTGGCGCACATTCAGTGCGCGCTCCCGTCGGTCTAACTCATCTGCCTTGCGCCGCAGTGCGTCTGGCTGCGCCTCTAACGCGGGGGAAGTGGCCGCGGATTCTTCCCTGAGGAGCTGGAGTGCGTCGTTCACGCGTTGGTCGCGGGTGCGTTCCTCCTCAGAGCGATAGTTGTTCGCTTTGAGGCGTGCGGTTACATCCTGTGCGCGGTGGTCGAGATCGAGAGCCACCACGTTGTCGACAAATCCGAAAAAGTCTTCGCCGATGATTGGCTTGCCGTTCTGCATGACTACGTTGCCGTCGGCATCGCGCTCGTAAGAGAGCTCGGCGATTTTGCTCAGGGAGGCCATGGTACCCTCGCGGGTGGTTGAGCCGAGGAAGGTTTCGCGCACGTCGATCCAGGTGGAGGAGTGGTCGAGGGCGGCTTTTGCTGAATCGATGTCAGGGAAGATTTCGCGGTAGGGTTTGAGCTCGGCGGCCTCGCGGGCGGTTTTGTAGAGTTGGCCTTTTAGTTTGGAGTCGACTTCGAGTAGCTTGCCGAAGTCGGGGTTGTCGGTGACCATCTGGCTGAGAAGCTCGGGGGTGACGATTGCTTCTGGTTCCAGTTGGAAGTCTTCTTCTTCTGGCGCGGGGGGTACTTCGGCTGCAGGCTCAGGGGCTTCCGTAGGCTCGGTGGGAGCAACTACCTCGTCGACGATCGCCGGCGGCTCATCAGGGGCTGGGACCTGTCCCGGCTGGCCGTGGATCGCCGCTAACTTCTCTGTGAGCAGTGCCGCGGCATAGTCTTCGCGAATAGGGAACTTGCCCGGATCGACATTGGACGCCGGAACCGACCCGCCTCCGAACGAGGGAGTAGCTGGCGCCGGAGCAAGCGCAGGAGTAGGTGCTGCCGCCGGAGCGGGAGCTGCGATCGTAGCTTCAGTCATGGGTCTACTTTCTAAGATGTAAATCTGCAACAAACGCTGGGTGCCCCATTCAAGCCTTGTTTTGGCTTGAGTGGGCTACCACAAATCCTGATGTGCTTTCTGTTTACCTTGAAGAGTTATAGGGTTATCGCAGTGGTTGCCCACTCATCGCCAAAAACGGGCGAAGAATGGGGCACCCAGCGTTGGTTGTCGGGACGGGGCTAGCTTTGCAACTTATCGGCTAACTTGATCAGCGCGTTGGCCGCTTGCACCTGGCCCTGAATGTTTCCTGATGTAGCGTGCGGCGGCAGATGCATCAGGCTACCTACCGTATTCACCACATCGTTGATCTCATGCGGAGGAATTGGTGGCGGCTGCGCGGCTTCCGCCTTCTGTTGCGTCTCCATCGCGACCGCTGCGGAAAAGTACGCCAACAGATTCTGCCAGCCGGCGGGATTATTGTCCGGGATATCGGAGTTCTCCTGGCAGTACTGCCGGACAACTTGCTTCAGCACGGTGAAGTCGTCGATTGCCTTATCCGGCAGGATCGTCGGCCGCACCTGGCCCGTAGGCCGACCGGTTCGCGGATCGACCACCGGCACCGCCTCCGCCGCCAACAGCCGGTCAATGATCTGCAGCACCTTCGCGCGCATGGCCGCACCCGGAACCACCATGTTCGGTACGCCCAGTGCCGTCGCTGCCTGCTCCTGGTTGGTCGGATCATCAAAGATCGCCTGCGCCAGCGGATTACTCGCCGCTGCCTGCATCAGATCCATCCAGCGCTGCCGCAGTTCGGCCGCGGTCACCGGCAGACCCTGGTCGGTATCCGCATAAGCATGCACGCTGCCCTGCAGGTCATCTAACCGTATGTAATCGTTTCTGAACTCGGAACCCCGCTCCAGAATCACTTGCCGCATGTCCGCCGTCAGGTTGTCTTTGGCGCAATTCACCGCCAGCTCATCTGCTTTCGCGTGTTCTTCTTTCAGGTTTTCCCAATAAATGTTCAGCTTGCCCAGCGCGGAATTTAATTGCTGCTGCTGGCCGCCAAAGGTCTCAACCGACGGGTCTCCCGCGCCCCCATATACCTGGGGCGGAATGCCGGCAAACATCTGCGCGTTGTAGGCCAGCTTATCGAGATAGCTGAAGGCCTCCTCATGCATCTGGAACTGGAACTGGTAAAGCGCGTCGGCCAGGCGCACCGAGCCGGGAGCTCCGGTCCGCTTGAGCTTGACCAGGTTCAGAACCCCAGGCAGCATCGGCTTGCCCTGCAGCGACTTGGTATCAATCAGGTCCGCATTGGCCAGGGTTACACCCGAAGAGCAGCGATCCATAAACTCATGCAGGATATTCGCCATGTCGTTGTAGCGCTTTTGAAAGGGCACAACGATGTCGCCGATCGATGGGGGAAACAGGCCGAAGCC